TTTGGCGGCAAACTTCCAAGTCTTTACCTTTTGGGGAGGTGGTGCCTTGAGTGGTTTATGGGTCGCGACGCATAGCATCCTACTATAGAAATATCTTTTAATTTTTAACTGTCAAAAAAATATCTTAGGTATCAATAAATGGCAAAATTGTCGAACGCGTTGTCTCCAGTCTCCAAACCGCTTGAGAAGGTTCTCAAGATGCCCATCATTTTCTCATTGATCATTTTATACCAAGGTCTCTTCTCCGGTAATGCGATCAGTATTCCTTCCAGGCTGAAGTCGATGTTCGACAATCAGTCTTTTCGTTTCGTTTCGTTGATGCTCATTGCTTTGTCGGCCACGTCTGATATCGAGTACGCTCTCGCATCTGTCATCATCTTCTTGACGATCATTTACGTCATGAAGACTCCGGAAGAGCGTAAAAAGACTGGGTTCATTTAATTTGTAAGTATACTTTAGAATGAAAATTCATATCATAGGTGCAGGTCCCACGGGTATGACCGTCGCGTGGGAACTCCTCAGTACAACGCCGTGCGATGTGACAATTTACGACAAAAAACTCAGTGCAGGTGGTTCATGGTGGGAACCGTCTTCTGAGTATCGCGATTTACACGCACACCGCATTGCGTTCGATCGAGCGTTTATCAACACACGAAATCTCTTCAAGGAAATGAATATTCAATGGAATGACGTTTTCGAACCCGTGGAATACAATTACGGGTATATTTTCAAACACATGTCATTTTCAGATTATCTCGCACTCGGTTCACTCGCTTTGAAAGTTTTAGCGCTTCCATGGAAATATGAAAAAGTGACACTCAAGGATGCTCTCGGAGAGTCTATGACGACTTCGGGTAAAAAGGTAATTCAGAGACTCACCTTTCAAATGGACGGTGTTCCATGGAACGTGATGTCAGCATACGAATTCGTCAAGAGTTTTGATCACATGGGTTTGTCCACGATGTATACACAGCGTGTATCTGGTCGTGCCATGTGTTACGCCATGCAAAAGGCGCTCACGAAAAAGGGTGCAAAGTTCGTATTCAATAAAGAACTTGAAGATGTTGACTATCTCCAAAACGAATACTTTGCAAAGTTTAAAGATGGTACTGAAATTTCGGATGGTTTACTCGTGATGTGTATCGATAACACACCCGCCATTAAACTCGTCAAAGAGAATTGGGGACCGAATGCAAAGAAGCAAATTCGTGATAGCACGTACGGGTGCATTAACGTGCTTCTTGATTACCCACACCCCGTCAGACTTGAGAATGATTTGAAAATCGCGATGGAGACGCCGTGGAATTTACAACCCGTCGTACTCTCCGATCAAAAAACAATTTCATGTGTCATATGCGATCTCACAGAAGAAATATTGAAAACAGAACCCGAAACACTCATGCGAGAAGTCATTCGTCAATTACGCGTCCCAAAACCAAAACACGCGCGTATCGGTTGGGGATCTACGTGGACGGGTAAAAAGTGGACATTCAGTCAATCGTCGGGGGTTTTAAGTGTACACGGACAGGTACCATTCTTCGGTCACTCGTCTAAAGTAGCTTTGTGTGGTATGATGTCTCCGAGAAGCACACCGTATTCGAGTATTGAAGCCGCGGTCGAGGTCGGGAGACAGTTCTGTCATGAAACATTTGGTACGCGACGACCCATGTGGCCACTCACGATAACGAGACTTATAGTTATCTTGATAGTAATCATATATGTTACTCAACGCCTTCGTACACGAACCAATGTACGAACATAATGATAAAAAGTACATACGTGTCATCGTAAGCGATTCGGATGCACAAACCATTAGGTATAAACAGAACTTAAAGACACATTTGTTAAAGAACGCGCGTGTAGACGATCCACTCGAGGGGCGTATACTCACACTCAAGGTACCATTTCGTTACAGGAGGGTAATGTGCGAAGTCAAGGGAAGACCCGTGCAATCTCTCGTAAGGAATGATGTCGTGGACATGAATGTTGAATTTATGGGTGTATGGAACACCGGTGAATACAGTGGCTATGCGTGGAAGCTTAAATCTATTCAGTCGTCTCCTTGACTTCTTCCTCTTCTTCTTCCGGTGCGGCCTCGGCCTCGACCTCGGTTTCGGGAGCTGGCGGTTGAAGCGGAACCTCGACTTCGGTGAGTCCAGCTTCCTTGAATCCACGGAACACACGCAGCGAACCCTCAAGTCTTAGGATCTCCTGGCTCATTTGATTGATCGCTTCGGTGATCTTTTGAATGTTTTCGTCGACGTTAAGAGTAGGCATTATATCGATATAAAGTTTCAAGTCTTTAAATCCATATAATGGAAACCTCTTTGACGAGGACTGGGTACCTCGTGAGTGGTGTGGATCTTTCACAAATAAAAAAACAACTCACGGTAAGACCCATAGTCAATGGTGATTTCGGATACCCTCCACCACCTTTCAAGGTATTTAAACCAGCTAAGAATGGAATCTGCGTTCCAAGATTCTTTGGAGTTGATGCATTTGGAACCCCACAAAAAGACAAACGACCACCCCCCACGAGATCCAACGCAAAATTCGTCGGACAGCTTCGAGATGCCACCCATCAGAACGCCGCACTTGCTGCGGCTCTTAACGCGGGTCATGGAGTTCTCTCACTCCCATGCGGGTATGGAAAGACCACCGTATCCTTGGCGATAGCGTGTAAATTAGGATACCGTACCATGATTGTTGTGCACAAACAGTTCCTCGCAGATCAGTGGAAAGAGCGGATTCAACAATTCTGTCCAGGTGCCACCATCGGTATAGTTCAACAGGACAAAAAGGAGGTTGAATGTGATTTCGTCATCGCGATGCTTCAATCACTCGCACTCAAAGAATACTCATTCACGGATTTTGAATCCGTGGGCACATTGATCGTCGACGAAGCGCATCACATTTGTGCAAAAGTGTTTAGTCAGTCCCTATTTAAACTGTGCCCTAAGCACATATTCGGTCTCTCCGCAACACCCGAACGAAAGGATGGACTCACAAAGGTTCTTCACTGGTTTATGGGTCCAACATTTTTTGCGGTGGAACGAAAAAATCAGGATCAGGTCGATGTATTTCCCATAGAATATGAATGTGAAAACTATAAGAACCCACCCCCGTGTACCCGTTTTGGGAAATTGTCCCTTCCGAATATGGTAACGATGGTTGTCGAAGATCGTCAAAGAAATCAAATGCTTGTGAATCTGATCAAAAAGGCATCCGCGGGTACGAGACAAGTCCTCGTGCTCAGTGAACGCCGATGGCACTGTGAAATGCTTCATCAGTGTTTCCCAAAAAATTCGGGTCTGTACATGGGTGGTATGAAGGAAGCCGATCTCCAGGAATCTTCAAAAAAGAAAATCATATTTGCAACGTTTTCACAAGCGCATGAAGGTCTCGACATTCCAACCTTGGATACGGTGATTTTGGCGTCTCCTAAATCAGATATAGTTCAGTCAATAGGTCGTATCATGAGAGAAACGAAAGGGAAGAAAAACAACCCACACATCTACGATATTCATGATAAATGGTCAATCATGACGGCTATGTATTATAAGCGAATGAAAGTATACAGGCAGGGTGGGTTCAATATTCCAAGGCACGCGATTACGGAAGACAAACCAGATTTCCCTCAGGGAAAGTGTCTGTTTTTATAATCTGGACATAAATTAAATGTCTGGAGCATTGGTACAACTCGTGTCCAAGGGCGCGCAGGATGTTTACTTCACGACGTCGGAAGGCATGTCTTTCTTTAATTTGAAGTATTCGAGACACACAAACTTTTCTCAAGCACCCAAATTCATTAAAGAGGTCACGAGTAAAGACACGTCTATCGTGATTCCAGTGTACGGTGATATTATTAACGCTGTGTGGTTTGAAGGCGCGGATTTGCTTAATCAGTTTTTTGAATCGACTATCGATTTGTATATCGGTGGTCAAAAGGTTGATTCATATGGCTACGATTACATTTCGGATATTTGGCAAAACTATTTAGCTGATACGTACACGAAGTCCCAAGAGATTAATAACAAGTGTTCGACGACGAACCCAAACTTCCTCCCTCTTCACTTTTTCTTTTGTGATAACAATTCATTCCTCCCACTCTTAGCGCTTCAATTTCACCAAGTCGAAATACGTATCAATTTCAAGACACCAAACGTCTCCGGTGTGCAGTGCTACGGAAACTACATCTTCCTCGATTCGGCCGAACGAAAGCGATTCACGGAAAAGCGCATGGATTTAATCGTGACGCAAGTTCAAAACATAAAGAGACAGATTGTGTGCGACGACACAGAATATTACAATGACAAGGCGGTCATCGCAAAGAACCAATACGACGAAGCAAATACACTACTCCTATCACTTACGTCAGCTAATCCCGTGAACCAACCCGCAGTCGATGCACAACAAAGCAACGTAAACGCTCTCTTTAGTGCGTATACCGCAGCACAAGCCAAGGCGGATTCGGATAACACAAACAACGGTGGATACAACGACATTGATATTTCGCAGTTTAATCATCCAGTCAAATCCATCTTTTTTGGGTACACCACAAAGTCGGCCGAAGTCGAGGCGGATCGGTTTACCTTTACGTCGGCGGATATTCACATGAATGGTACACCACTTCTCGAAAACATGTCACCATTGTACTTTCACATTGTTCAAAACTATAATCACACGAAATATGGTATTATCCAATACGACGAAACGGAAAATTGTCCGTTTTATACGAGATATTTTGCCTATCATTTCTGTATGAACGCATCCGAATATAAACCAACTGGGACGTGTAATTTTAGTCGTCTCGATAACGCAAAGTTGATTTTAAGAGGTGCTGCAAAGGGATACGAGCGCGCGGAATCTGAGGAAATTAGCGTGTATGCGATGGGTTACAATATTCTACGTGTCGATAAGGGTATGGCTGGAATTCTATTTGCAAATTAAACAAATTCCAAACATGGAACCAATAAAAAATAATACATTACGCGCTATCCGTTGCGGCTAGCACGACAACACCCAAGATAAAGGCTAAAACTAGATAATTACACTCTGTTTCTTCGGGCCCTGAGGGTTCTTGACGTGGTCTCGATCGACGCGTTTCGACCTGATGAACCACGGGTGGATCTTCCTCGATTGGACAGTATCCTATCATCTATGATATACTCACAGATTAATTTCGGTTTTCTTCTTTCTTCTGGTCCTCTTGGGTTTTGTCGTCGCAGAGACAGTGACTTCCTTTACTTCACCACCCGTGGATTCTCCTGAAACAGACACGATGTCAGACACGTCATCATCTTCCTGGACTGGTTCCGGTTCACGAGTCGTCGTCATGGGAGACGTATTCATCGGTGGTGGTGGAGGCATCATAATACCACCCATCAATTTAGAGATATCGATGCCCGGACCTTGCATTTCATATTGTCCATCACCCGACGACGGTGACGCTTCGGTATTTTGTTGTTGCGCCGTCGACTGGACAGCCTGAACCATATTCTTCATGAGATCTGGGTTTTGCTTAATGACATCATTCATGTTCGGAAGCGCCGCCTTCATCATTGAAGAGGTCAAGTGGAACATCATCGCAGAACCACCGAGCATCATGATGAGCTTAATTTCCGGTGCAACGTTAACCTTGGTTCTATACTTAACGTAGAGTTCCTCAAAGACATTATCGTAGTCGTCCTGGTTTTCCATGACGGATTCACTCCAGCCATCGAGATGCAATTCAAACGGATTGTAACGCTTATTCAAGAATTCAAGACCCGTCACACACGCGATAAGCATACGCTTGCTGAACTTAACAGACTGTTCAACTTCAATACTATAGGTGACACGCTTAACTTCGGTTCGCAATTCTTCGATCGTTGAATATGCATTCAGGCGCTTGTTCACATTGAAACCCTTCTTTTCGAGTCTCGCAAGCTTGTTCAGAATATCAGCCTTTTCTTCATCTACAGAAGTGAAACCATTCGCGGGTCGCTCTTCTTGTTCTTGTTGTTCATACATACCCGGTTCATCGTCATCATAGAACATGGGTTCGTCTTCGCCGTAATCAACTTCTTCACTTTCGTGTTTCGGGGGTGGGGCCTGTTTGTTCGGGTTCGCGAACGCGTCGATCTCTTCCTGTGGAGCAGCCCCGGGTTGAGGTCTTCTGGAAGGACCGGGTGCCGGGCGTCTCGGCATTTGCATTTTAGGGGCGGTGATATGAATTTCGTCCATGAGTGCTTGTTCATCTGCATCAAGCTTCATGACTGTCGCATTTCCTCGGTCGAGAACAATCTCTTCGTCCATCTACCCTTTAACTTGAAAGTAATCAAAAATCTTTAACGCACTTTACAAAAAAATGTCAGTAAAGTATAAATGTTCAAGCTCAATCTCAATAAAGCCGACCGTGGCGCCATCATGGCTATCCTGGCCATCATCGGTACCATCTACTTATTGACCTTCCTGAAGTCCCGCCGAAGCGGTTACCAGGCCAGACCTATTACGATCAAGCCGAAGTCGGAAAAGTCGATCTTTGACCTTGACCACAAGCTCGAGTGTGTGGCCGGTCCTCAGAAGACCGCTGGGTATTACAGCCGATCGCTCACGCCGGGTGGTGTGTGCGGCGCGCAAAAGGTTGTCCGCGACCACGGCGATTACGAAATTGCGGATGGAATCGGTGGTGTTTTAATCTAGGTGTATAATAGTAAAATGGCACTTATTACGGCGCCTTCCCCGAGTATTCCGGATATTGATTACGAATTTCACACGATCACTGTCGATAGTGTTGGTCAGGACAGTGCGAATACTTTTACGGTGTATCTGAACACACCGCTTCGGAACGTTGTGCAAGTGAGACTTCTTGGTGCACACATTCACACGACGGACGCCACTGAGCACTGTCATGTGTCTATCGCTGAACTCGATTCTATCTTTACGGATCGGGCGTCAAAGGATCCACCACAATCCGTTGCGTCTCA